ACCCCGGTCGACTCCCCGGCTGTTGACCTGCACATATTGCCCGCTCGCCGGCACCGCCTGGCCGGGTCGTATATCCTTCATCACCATCACTCCGTTCTGATCCTCACCGTAATCTCACACCCGATGGCCCACAGCGGCATCCCCATCGCCCGGATCCGCCCGACGTCCTCGATGCTGTAGGCGCTCCCCAGCTCGTGCCCCAGGTCCCAGCCTTCCCACTGCACATCGAACACCCGCGCCGTCCCGCCCTCCGCCGTGAGGCTCACTTCCGTCCGCTCGCTCGCGGCGTCGATGGTGACCAGCTTCTTATGCGGGTCCCGGAACAGGGCGGTGTGGATCAGCTTCGCGTAGCGCGCTCGCGCCCGGGTCTGGTTGGTCTCGGGCTCACCATCGTCATCGCGCGATTGATCGGGCTGCCGCAGGTGGATGATCCGGACGGTCTCCTCCGTGGTCTCTTTGCCGCGATCTCCGGCGGGCGTGGCGGGCCTGGGCCCCAGCGATCGCACCATGATGCAGGGCAGCAGCTCGAGCAGGTCCTCGGCGGCGGCGTAGTCTGCCAGGTCGCCATGTTCGAGCAGTTGCAGGGGGATCTCGGTGCCGTCCTCGCCGTCCTCGAACCACCCGGCGGGCAGCCCGCCGGTGTGCAGCTCGTCATCGGCGCCGGTGAGCACCGCGATCACCGCGTCCACGATCGCCTCGCTATGCACGACATCCCTGGCCATGGCCTTGCATTCCTCCGTGCCTTCAGGAGGGGCCGCGTGCCCACGCGGCCCACGTCCGTCGCTTCCTTATCGGCTCATCCGGGCCGGGTAGGCACCCGGCCCCTCCTGACGACTTCGTGGCGCAGGCTTCCCAGTAGGGCGGGCATCCTGCCCGCCGGTCCCTGCGGCCGTTACACCTTCTCCGCCGTAATCGTGATCAACGTTCCCGTCTGCAGCACCGCCCTGACGATGTAGAGCTGGTCCTCCCCGTCTCGTATCTGCCATCCGGTCGCTGGCGCGTGGCGCATTTCCGCCGGGGCCCCGAACCGGATGCTATATGCCTGGGTGGCCGCAATCCCCAGGGAGTGCAGGGCCTGGATGGACGACATCTGCTTGATCCAGGCGCGGACCTGCATCTCCTCGATCAGGTCGTGCTCGCGTTGCAGCTCGTCGCCCGGTTTCGGCGTCGTCCGCGGTCGCAGCAGCCTGATCGTCTGGTTACAATATGCCATAGTAGGACAGGCACTCTTGCCTGTCCGCCTTTCCGTTCATTCCGTGCGGACGCTTGCGTCCGCCCAGGAGGGGCCGGCTGTGAGGATGCGATGGTACCTGGAGTCACTATCGACTCAAATCGGCGCATCCTCCCTGCCTAGCCGGCCCACGCCCACCGCTTCCTTATCGGCCTGCCGGGCCGCGTAGGCACGCGGCCCCTCCTAACATCACAACCCCGCCCCCAACGCCTCCTCCGCCGCCCTCTCGACCCTCTGGTCCACGCCCCGGATGATGTTATCCCGCATCCGTTCCCACGCGCCCTTGGGGTCCTCGCCGTACAGGAAGTGCGCCTGCCCACCCCGGTAGCCCTTGATCGGATGCGTGCGCTGCTTGCCGCTCTTGCGGCGGGTCCGCGACATCCCTTCCGGCAGCTTATGCCGCCAGTCGGTGTGCTCATGTTGGGCCTCGGCATAGGCGCTGGCCATGCCCCCGAACTCGACGCCGCTCTGGATGCCCGGCCCGATCTGCTTCGCCCAGGCGGTGGCCGAGCCCCGCAGGGTCCCTTCGGCGACTGGCGCCAGGCTGGCGGCCTTGGTTTGCAGGGCCAGCATGGCCCGGTCGATTGCGCGGACGATGCGCGGCATGAGCGCCTTGCCGTTGGCAAGTTCCCGGGCGCTTTTCAGCGCCCGCTTCACGCTCTTCGCTTCGACCCTCGCCTGCCATCGCCGCATGGCATTGCCTTTTCATGGAGAGGCGGGACCCCGTTCCCGCCTGTGCCGTCACCATCCGCGGGCCGCAATCCTCGCCGTCCTCACGATGTAGGGTTCGACGAGCCGCTGCGCCTGCGCACACAGCTCCCCGCCGCCCGATCCGTCATAGGTTTCCGACACCCCGTCCAGGGCGACCGATTTCACGCCCTGCGCCTGCAGGGCTACCCGGTCGATCAGGTCCCCGTCGCCGCCTCCTGCGCCCCGCTCGGCCAGGTAGAGCGCCTGTTCGGCGGTGGCCTGCTCGATATCCAGGGGGATGCCCAGGTAGTCATAGATGATGGTATATTCGGTGGCGTCCTCCATCGAGCCAGTCGCCAGGACGGTGATGGTGCCGGCCTCGTAGTCCATCTCGTAGTCGGTGTCCAGCTCGTACTCGGTGACGCCCCCCACGCTGGTCACCAGCTCGCTGTCCTCCACGATCTGGGTGTGGTCGAGCTCGACCGCCACATCCAGGTCCGCCGTGAAGTCCTCCTGGGTGATCCGGTTATAGTCGGCGTCACGCGGGAAGTGCAGGGCTTGCGGGGTGTTGCTATCGAGGGGATAGCCGGCCAGGCGCAGGGCATTGATCTGCCGGCTGGCCTGGATGATCGCCCGGGCCCGGTCATTGAGGCTCAGCGTCTCCCACCGCCCATGCCGCGTGTCGGCCTCCCAGTAGCTATCGGCCCAGGCCAGGGTGATGTAGCTGTTCGCATTGAGCGCGCCCGGCGTCGCCACAATCTCCATCGCCGTCATCCTCCATGCCGTTCACTTCTTCTTGCTCTTGCTCTTACTCTTGGCCGGCTTCACCGCCGCCTTCTCCGCCGCCGCCTCCGCTCCTGAGAAGTCGCTTTCCGAGACCATCTCCGGATGCTCGGCTCGGAAGTGCTCCTCATCGGCGGGGTCGATGATGTCGCCTTTGATGTATCCCTCATGCTCACCGGCTATCAGTCGCATCCTCATCACCTCATCTATGGGCCGTCCGTGGCGCAGGCTTCCAGCCTGCGGCCGTTCGCCGTTGTTGTTTGGAGAGGCCGGCCCCCGCGCCGGCCTGTGTCGTTGGCCTCTGCCGAGGCCGGCCCCTCCTCTCGCTCCCCACGCACTCTGCTAGTCCGCCACCCTCACGTACTCCAGCATCATCACCGCGTCCAGGCCCGCCGTGGTGGCCGAGCCGGTCAGGGTGATGTACGTATCCGGGTCCCATACCGCCGGCGCCGTGATGGCCGTCTTGGCGGTGTTCTGCATGGCGAAGCCGTTGTAGTAGCAGTCATCGCCGACCGCATTGACATCCAGCGCGTTGAGGATGTCGGTGGCGGCCGCGGCCGCGGTGGTGACGCCCACGCTCAGCGTTGCCGTGGCTGCTGCGGCCGTGACGAACCAGAAGGTGGCCCGCAGGATCAGCAGGGCCACTCCTTCCGGGTTGGCGATGGACCCCAGCCCGGCGTTCGCGGTGGAGGCGGCTCCCGTGATCCGGTAGCTCAGCACTCCCCCTCTGCTCGCATCTTCTATCGCTGCACTCATGATCTCTCACCTCTCTGCCGTTCGTCGTTTGCCGTTTGGAGAGGCTCAGAGGATGCTGAGCATCCTCCCGGACCCCGCTCCCGGGCGGACCATCGGTCCGCTGGCCTGTGTCGTTACGTCGTCGGATTCGTCGAGATCCCCATCCCGGCATTCGGGATCGGCCCGGCCCCGTACAGGTGGGTCACGGTGTCGGCCCAGCCCATCCCCACGCCCACGAGCTGGCAGTCGCCCCGCAGGATCACGAAGTGGCTGCCGCCCGACTGGATGTTGAACACATCCGTGATGCCGGTCGCCCAGTTGACGGTCTGACAGTAGAACAGGCAGTCCTCGAAGATCAGGTCCCCGAGGCCGCCGCCGGGCGGCTGCACGCTCACCAGGAACTTGCCTGCGGTTTCCGAGTAGCACTGGAACAGGCAGTGTTCCCAGCGGTTGGCGCCGTTGGTCACGATCATCTCGGCGTTGGCCGCCGCTCGGATGGTCTGGCAGGAGCCGATGGTGCAGTTCTTGAACACGTTCTCGGCCCCCGTCACGCTCAGGCAGTAGGCCCCGGCGCGCGCTGCGGGCGTGGCATTGTTCATGCCGTTGAAGTAGACGCGCTCGAAGTAGTTGTACGGGCCGCTGACGATCACGCAGCCGCCATCAGTGTCGGCGTCCTTCTCGTTCTGGAACTGGACGTCCCGCACGATGCAGCCGCGGCCCGAGAAGGTGATGACCGGGGTGAGGTCGAGCGCGGCGGAGCCGACGATCCGGCATCGCTGTCCGATGCCTGGGAAGGGTGGCCCCAGCCCGATCAGGTGGGTGAAGTTCTTGTCCCAGGCGATGCTCGCGCTCGGGCTATCGGCGGTAGCGCCCGAGATCAGCGCCACGACGTCGTGCTGGTTCGCCACGCACTTGTCCTCGGCGGCCTCCACGCTTGCCATCGGCTTGAGCGGTGACAGTCCGGTGTTGTCGTCATCCCCGTTGGTCCCGTCCACGTAGTACACATTCGAGTATGGCCCTACCGGCAGTCCCAGGGCCAGAGGGTCGGTCGGTTTCGGATAGAGTCCCATAGTCCTGTCTCCTTTCCCATCAACTCGATTTGCCGTCCATTGTGCCGTTCATGGAGAGGCGGGACCCCGCTCCCGCCTGTGCTGTTGCCGTCTGCCGATTGCCGTTTACCCATTGCCTCTTCCTTCACGTTGCACTACACAGGCGGGAACGGGGTCCCGCCTCTCCGCACGTCCGCGGCGCGGGCCGTTACGCCGTCAATATCGCGAACGGGCTCCGGCTCGCCTCGGTCTCCTGCATCTGGTTGATCGGGTTGGGCAGGGCGAACCCGAGCCGCATGACGGCTCGCAGCGCCACCATGTCCTGCTGAAACAAATTATATACGACGTTGTTTGCGGTGTCCGTGATCACGCCCTCGGTGGCGATGGTGTAGGTCATATCCTGCCGCACCGCGAACACGAGCTTCGTCCAGTCGCCCGAGATCAGCAGGGCCTGCGCGGCGCTGATCGACCCATCCAGCGGGAAGATGCACGGGGTGCCATCCAGTTCGTAGCGGGTCGGATCCTGTGGTGCCGACGTGAAGATCGGCAGGCCGTTCGCGTCGCGCACATTGCGCAGCCGCCCGCGCATCGAGATCGCGGCGACGTGGCCGGTGGCCATGAAGCCGTCCGCCTCGAGCAGCATGAGCAGACCGTCGCCGACGCCATCGCCGGACTCGCCCAGGATCGCCTCATACAGGTCGGCGAAGCCGGCCGCCGAGGCGACGGCGCTGGCCGCGGTGGCGAAGGCCACCAGGCCGGCGGCGCCCAGGTTGGTGGTCCAGGTCGCCGGGATGTTGGTCCCGTACAGCACGGCCTGGGTGATGACCTTGCTGAAGGCGGCCTCCAGGGCGGGCCTTGCCTCGCCCCAGATGTCGTAATCAACGTCGTCGAGCACGGCCTGCGGGATCGGCACGATCGCCGCGATCTCCTCGGCGTCGATGTACTTGTTGTCCCAGCTCAAGTCGGTAGTCTGCTTGAGCCCGGTGTCGCCGTCCACGAAGTACGCGGTGGCGAGCGCATCGGCCACCGGGATCCGTCTTTGCGCGCGGCTCAGGTTCGGCAGCCGACGCGCCAGGTTGAACAGCCAGAAGTTATCTTGCAGGCCGAGCATGATCGCGGACGCTGCGTCTTCCGGAATGAGCGCCGCTGCATCCGTCCGTGAGGTCAAGCTGTTGACTGGCATCTCATATCACTCCTCCGTCATTGCCGTTCGTCTTGCCGTCTGTTCCACGGAGAGGCGGGACCCCGCTCCCGCCTGTGCCGTACAACACAGGCGCGCGCGGGGGCGCGCCTCTCCAACGTCCTCTACCGCCCCGCCGCCCTCCGGATCATGTCGTTCATGGTCTCCCCTTTGGCGGCGGCTCCTTGCCCTGGTCGCCCTGCCACGCCCAATGCTGTCTGCCCGCCCTTCGCGCCCTTGTGCTCCTCCTGCACCCGCGCCAGGATATCCTCGGGCTTCTCCCCATCCGTGGCGGCTGCGAGCTGCTGGTCGAAATACATCCGCCAGGCGACGTCCATATCGCCCGCGTGCGTCGCGATGAACTGCGCCCGGGTGGCCGCGGCCTGGCTGGCGGCGAGCTGCTGCCCGCTGGTCGTCACCTGATCCTGTAGCGTCTTCAGTTCCGCCTGCACCCGCTGCAGCTCGGTCATGTCCGCGGTCTTCTTCTCCGCCTCGAGCTCCGCTTTGGCCTGCGTCTTCGCCTCGGCGATCAGGCTCTCCCGGTCCGCCTTGTGTTTCTTGTCCAGCCGATCCGACTCTTTGCGCATGAGCTCTTGGACTTCGGCCGCGGTCATGGTTGGCTGCTGGGTGTCCTTGCCCTGTTCCGTGCCCTGCTGTGTGCCCTGCTGCTCGCCCATCGTCTCCGCCTCCTGATACCCTTCATGCTATGTTGTTCGTGGCGCAGGCATCCTGCCGGCGGTCGTTTGTTCTTTGCCCTGCCTTCAGGAGGGGCCGCGTGCCCACGCGGCCCACGTTCGTCGCTTCCTTCTCGGCCTGCCCGGGCCGGGCAGGCAGGCGGCCCCTCCTAACACCTTCTACCGCCGCCGCCTCTTCCGCGCCCTCATCCCCCGCTCCGCCCGCTGCGCCGTTCGCCGGCTCTTGTATCGCGCCGGCCCTGATCCGATCCGGTATCTGCGCCTGCGCTTGTCATATCGCACTGGCATTTTCGTGACCTCCAGTAGGACAGGCATTCTTGCCTGTCCACGCTTCTCCAGGACAGACGAGGCGTCTGTCCTACTACCCTGCCTCCGCCTCCTCATACTCCTCGACGTACGGCTGCGCCCGATGCAGGCACTTCGGATGGTAGAGCCCCATGGCCCGGGCGTCGTCCTCCGCCGGGTATTCCTCGCTGGTCCCCGAGACCGAGAAGATCGTCCCCAGGGTGTCGAGCGCCTGAACGCATTTCGGGCACTCGTCATCATGGCGCGGCACTCGCACCAGGTCGATCTCCCGTTCGGCCAGGCGGTTGCGGGTGGCGGTGTTGGTCGCCTCCATGCTGGCGGTCCGGATGTGCATCTCGGCGTAGGTGCTCATGTTCCATTCGGCGCCACGCGCATCGACGAACCCCGTGACGCCCTGGTCGGTCAGGCGCTTGAGCATCCGTTTCGAGGCGTCGCGCCGGGTCTCGCCCATGGCGGTGCCTTCTTGCAGGGCGGCCAGGCCGGCCTCGCGGAAGACGTCCTGCACGGTGCGCCCCACGATCTGCCGGGCGTTCTCAAGTCCCAGGGTCAGGTTCTCGCTGACGAGCTCGATCGAGCTGATATGCAGGGCGGCGAACTCGGCGCGCGGCGGCGGCACCAGCATTCCGGCGAGCACCTCGTCGGTGGCGTTGAGGCCGGCGGCGTACAGGCGCGGGATATGCATCTCGGCCCATTCTTGGGTAGTCTGCCCGAGTTCGCGCAGCGCATCCCGGATCAGGGCGAGCTGCTGGTTAGCGCGGGCGCGTTGCCAGTCGGTGATGTCGGCGGCCAGGACCCGCTCGACGATGTAGCGTTCGGCTTCCGAGTAGGCGCCGATGAGCTGTTGGTTGATCATCGCGATCTCCGCGTCGGTATATCCTGGCATCCTTCACGCCTTCTGGAGAGGCGGGACCCCGTTCCCGCCTGTGTTGTTGTCCCTGCCTTCAGGAGGGGCCGCGTGCCCACGCGGCCCACGACGGTCGCCTCATTCGCGGCATTCCGGGCCGGGTAGGCACCCGGCCCCTCCTCACGACGTGGTGTCGGGCGAGGACGCCCGACCTACGCGGGCTCGTCACTCCGCCTCCGGGTTCCCGACCGTCGTGCTGCCTTCCCTCTGCGCGACGACGTTCTCCCGGTCGGCGTTCGAGATCGCGCTGCTGGCCGGCTGCCCCGGCTGGGGCCCTGGCTTGATCCGGTCGGTCAGCCCCAGCGCCGGCACCGCCGGTCGCGCCGCCGCGGCCTCCTCCTCGATGCGCGCCAGCTCCTCTTCGATCTCCGCGTCGGTCATCTCCGGGTGCAGCCGCCGGATGCTGGTCCGCCGCGAGGCCAGGCCGCTGTCCACCTCGATGCTCGCCGTCTGGACTTCCTCGAAGCGGTCCTGCGGCAGGCTGTCCTGCCAGACGATCAAGACGTCTTCCGGCTCGAGCGAGCTCGCGCCCGTTTCGCCCTTGGCCACCGCCAGTTTCGAGGCGACCGAGACCGTCTTCTGCAGGGCCTCGCCGTAGACGATCTGCCGCATCTGCACGGCCGAGGCGGTTCGGAACTGTCGCAGCTTGAGGGCCCGCCCGGATTCGGCCCCGCCCTCGACGAGCTGGAACGACTCCGGCGACAGCCCGGCGGTCAGCACGATCTCCTGCACCAGGTCCTGGATCTCCTCGCGCACGGCCTGCAGGGAGCCATCCCAGATCAGGTAGCCCGGCGCGGACTCGCCCTTCATGAGCTGGATGTAGCGGTCATGCTGCTCGATGTTGCCATCCGCGTCCGGCACGGAGGGCGGCCCGAACATCCAGGGGTCCGCGTGCTTGTCAAGGACTTCCGCCCGCTGCGTGACGCGGTTATTGAGCTCCCCCTGGAGGCCCTCGATGTCGGCGTAGTCCGATCGCCCATAGACGTCCCCCTCGTCGTCCGCCCCCAGGGCGATCGGCACGATCAGCAGCTGGTCGATCCCGGTCGGTTGGATCTCCGGCCAGTTCGCCAGGTCCGGCAGGGTTGCCAGCGGCACCCGGTCCTGGGTCGGATGATAGCTGTACTCGCCGGAGTAGGCGGTGCCGCGCAGCCGGTAGAGCTCGTATGCGATCTGCCCAGGCACGTGGATCTCCAGGAACAGGTATCCCTGCCGCTTGGTCTGTGCCGTGCCCGTCTCGCCTGCCCTCCGTGGCGCAGGCATCCTGCCTGCGGCCGTACTTGTCTCCACCTGCCCCCACCTCACGTACCCGATGGTCGCCTGGGCAATGGTCTCGGTGTCATCGGCATCCGTCTCCAGGAAGAGAAACTGCGGCGAGACGGAGGTGATGGTGACGCCGCGCTCTTTGGTCCACCGCACCTTGAGGGCGCCGTCCCCGCGGTAGCTGGTCCCGGTCGCCACGCGGATCAGCCGGCTATGCAGCCCCGACCGCGTGACGAGCTCGTCGATCCAGTCATCCACGCCGTTGGTCGTGCGACCGCTTGCGGTCGCCTGGAGAGGCGGGACCCCGTTCCCGCCTGTGCCGTCTGCCGTGCCGTTGGCCGTTTCCCCCTCCGCCGTACCTTTCTCCCGCCCTCCCGCCGTTATCCGCGGCATCTCCCCGAACAGCCGATCCACCATGAGGTCGGTGATCTCGCCACACAGGTTGACGGTGACGTATGGCCGCGTCCAGTCGTAGGTGTACCCGCCCCGCCGGACGTAGACGGTTTCATGCTCGCCGCGGTACAGGTCGGCGTATGTGGTGTATGCTCGCAGGCGTGCCCGCTCCTCGGGCGGCGGCCAGCGCACCAGGCCGCTGCCTGGCGTCCAGGAGTTGCTGGGCGCCATGAGCGGCCGTCCGGCCTCCTGGTCCGCCTCCGGCCTGTTGATGACGTACTCGCCCATCACGCCTTGCCTTTCCTGGAGAGGCGGGACCCCGTTCCCGCCTGTGTTGTTGTCGGGCGAGGACGCCCGACCTACGCGACGACGCTCACATCCCCCTCGGCTTCTGCCGGAACCGCTGGGTCACGATCACGGCCTCGGTCACCGCCTCGATCGAGTGCCCGTGCCCATAGATCCGGTCATCGGTGCAGCCGCTGCCATGCTCGAAGCGGGTCAGGCGCTGCTCCGTGTTGACCATGAAATCCTCGAACTCCACTTTGAGCGCGATGCTTTGCGGCGAGCAGTGGTAGCGCCCCTCTTTCGAGAGCCGGTGCATGTGGTTGAACATCTTCACCTGCTGGGGACTGGTGGCGCTAATCAACTCGGCACCGTGCTCGATGGCCAGGTCGGCGGCCTGGTAGGTCTCGTACCGCCGGTCGTCGATGTGCTGCCCGATGATCTCCTCCACGACTTCGATGGCCTCTTCGATCTCGTCATCCGCGGAGTTCGGGCAGTCGATGGACGCGATCTCCCATATCTCATACGACGCCGTTGTAGGGCGCGCTCTTGCGGCGCGCTGGCCGTTCGGTTGTGCCGTTAGGAGGGGCCGGGCTTCAGCTCGGCCCCCGTCTACCGACACCGAATCGCCCGGCCCGGGCCGAGCTAAAGCCCGGCCCCTCCTGACGACAACCTCACCCGCCGTCTTGAGATGCACCGCCAGATTCGTCTTCTCCTGGTGGGCGTAGGGCTGCGCCCTATCGAGCCCGATCCCGAACGCGCAGGGCGCCCATCCCATCCGGTCGCGCAGCTCCCGCCAGGCGGCCCGATCTAGGGCTTCGAACGCCGGTTCGGGCGCGCCCTTGTGGATCTCGGTCGGGGTGCGCAGGTCATGGCGTTGCGCGATGAGCGGATAGTCAATCTCGAACACTCGGTCCACCAGGTCTGCGGTCAGGAACCGCTGCCCGCCGGTGCCCCAGGCGTTGCAGTGCAAGTACTGGAACTCCCAGGGCGGCAGGGCCGC